AAAAGTGTGTATGGACAAATGGGGCATGACATATTATGAAACTAAATACCAGTTTGAAACAGATTGTCTTGTAGACCAATGTTACTACAATCAAAATATTCTAGGAAAATTTTACAGAAAGAAAATTAAAACTGAATAATATGAATAAATGGTCACCGTATAAAGAAGAAATCAAAACTTTTTTTGCCACAGGTAAAATGAAACATAATATTCCTGAATTTTTAGGAAAACATGGATTTGATATAACAGCAAATAATAAAGATGTACTGAGGAGATATGTAAAAAAACTTCTTGGTGACCAAACCACCATAGAAAAAACATTAGAAGATAATAATTTAAACAGTGGGGATTGGAAAATCGCCTGGTTAAAAGATGATAATATTAGTATGCTTGTTAGAAATAATGAGCATTCTGATTTTAAATCCCTTGACCAAATAAGAAAAGAGTTCAAAAAAGACTTATTGGCCTACAAGCCAACTTTTCAAAAATTTGACAGAACACCTTTTGCTGACCCACACTTATTTGTAATTGATATTGCAGATTTACATGTTGGAAAATTAGCTACTGAAGATGGTACTGGAGAAAAATCTAATACAGAACTTGCAAAGCAAAGAGCTTTTGAGGGTGTAGAAGGGTTACTTAAAAAAGCCTCTGGGTTTGACATTGAACAAATACTATTTGTAATAGGTAATGATGTTTTGCATACTGAAGCAGGTAAAGGTACTACGTCAGGGACCCCACAAGATTCAGATGGAATGTGGTATGATAACTTTAAGATTGCCAGAGAAATCTATGTCACAATAATAGAATCCTTACTTACAGTAGCTCCAGTGCATATTGTACACAATCCAAGTAACCACGATTTTGTAAGTGGGTTTATGTTGGCAGATACAATATATAGTTGGTTTCACAGTTGCCCGGATATAACATTTGATGTGAATATGAGGCATAGAAAATATTATAAATATGGATTATCATTAATTGGGACATCCCATGGTGATGGTGCCAAAATGGATCAGCTACCATTATTGATGGCTGAGGAAGCTAAACTTGATTGGGCAACAACAGAATACAGATACATATACCTACACCACCTGCACAGTAAACACAAATACAAGTATCACGTATCTGAAGAATACATTGGGGTAACAGTAGAATATATGAGGAGTCCTTCAGTGACAGATTACTGGCATCATAAAGCTGGATATCAACATGCAGTTGGTGCTATTGAAGGGTTCATACATGATAAGAGAGGGGGGCAAGTTGCTCAACTATCTCATCTATTTAGAAGAACATACAAAAGATAAATGAACACAGTAAGAGATGAAAACGGAAAATGGTTAAACCCTGATGCATTTAGGGAACCAGCTCTGGCCTTTAAAGAAAAAGGATATTACTGCCCAGACCCATGGGGTTCACCTGCATGGGCAGATTATTGGCATGAGCAAAGAAGAAGATGTATAAAAGGATATTCTGTAGAGGGTATCCGTATTCCTGGTGAATTTTATTTTTATCTAAATTTTTGTCCAATTCAAAAAGTAGAAGATCCACATTCCAAAATTACAAAGAAAGTAAATACTTTTGGTGACTTCTGGGATGGCGACTTTATTTATTTTTGGTGTCGTAGTATTGCCAGATATGGTATTATAGAATCTCTTGATGAAGAAGTAAAAGAACAAATTCTAAAGCTTCCTGAAGAAGAGCAAAAGCTTAGGGCTAGAGAAGAATTCGATAATCTAAACCTTGGTGTTGAAATTGAAGATGAATACTTACATGGTAACCAAAACTTCATTGTAGGTAAATCCAGACGTAAGGGTTATTCATATAAAGCAGCAAGTATTGCTGCTTGTAATTATTACACTAAACCAAATTCACTAACCATTTTTGGTGCTTATGAAAAGAAGTTCTTATACCCAAGAGGTATTTTTACTATGGCAAATAATTACATCAACTTTATAAATGAGCATACTGGATGGGGAATGCCTTCAGATGTTATTGAGAAACAAGACCACAGAAAAGGTTCTTATATCATAAAGCTTAATGGTATTAATATTGAGAAAGGCTTCAAATCTGAAATAGTAGCACTTACATTTAAAGATAATGCAGATGCTGCCAGGGGAAAGGATGCTGTTGATATATTCTTTGAGGAATCAGGTGCGTTTGGTACCCCAGGATTATTGAAGGATTCTTATGCTGCATCACAGGATTGTGTTATGGCCGGAGTATTTAAAACTGGGATGATTACCGTATTCGGAACCTCTGGAGATATGGAAGGTGGTACTGCTGATTATGCGGATATGTTCAGTAGACCTGCAGCTTTTGACTTTTTACCATTCAAGAATAAATGGGATGATGGTATGGAGTCTACAGATTGTGGTTTCTTCCACCCTATTAATTGGAACATGGAGGGGCAATATGATAGGCAAGGTAACTCATTCAGGGAGGAAGCAAAGAAAACTGAAATTGACTATAGAGATTTTTTAGTAAAGAATGGAGCAACATCTTCTGAGATTCAAAAAAGAATGCAGGAAAAACCTTTAGGACCTGCAGAAGCATTTGCTGCTGTGTCTGTTAATAATTTTCCTGTAGTAGAACTAAAAGCCCAATTAAACTTAGTTAAAGCTAAAGGTTGGCAACAAACGCATGGGACTCCAGTTCATATATTATACAAAGAAGGAAAAGCTTATGCTAAACCTATTCTGGATGGAAGTGACAGGTGTGTAACTTCATATCATATGCCACCAGCAGACAAGCGTGGTAACATAATGATTTATGAACAACCAGTAGAGAATGCAGCAAAAGGTTTATATAAGATAGGTTATGATCCAATTAGACAAGATGAAGGTACATCCTTGGCAGCAATTATAGTTTATAAAGGTGTGCATACCGGTTCACAACACCACAGTATTATAGTGGCAGAATACATTGGGAGAATGGAATCAGCCGCAGATATAGATAGAATTGCAGAACAATTAGCAGATTTATACAATACTCAAATAATGTATGAGAATGAAGTACCTGGAGTAAAAAATTATTTTAGAAGAATTAAAAGATTACATTTACTGGCATTGCAGCCAGATGCTGTAATTAGCAAGAATGTGAAGCGTTCACGAACTGCAAGGGTATATGGATGTCATATGAATCTTCAACTGAAAGATGCTGGAGAAAGGTATGTAAAAGATTGGCTATTGGAAGTTCTCGATTATGATGAGGATGGTAATCCGATAAGAACTATTGATAAAATCTACTCTATAAGATTATTAGAGGAATTAATTTCATATAGCAGAAAAGGAAATTTTGATTTAGTTTCATCACTATTTATGTGCATGTTCCAAGTACAAGAGGAGTCACTTGATATGGAATATGGGGAGAAGAGAGAAAATAAAAATGTAAAAGATTTGCTTAAAATGATGAAAGATATGTATAAATAATGTATTTTTGTAAGAATATACGTATAGTATTATGGGAGATAATAGAGTAACTAAGAACCAAAGGTTATCTTTAAGTGCGAAAAATGCTAAGGATAAACAGTGGTATAAAGACCAGGCTGATGCCTTAGATAATGAACATGGTAACCTATCTAGGTCAACCACTGGTAACATATCAGATTATAAAAGGATGAAAGTCAATTATGACTTGTTTAACAATGTTCTTAACTTAGAAGATTTTTCTTATGTATGTCAACCTTTTGGTTCTGAAGCTGGAGAGCTTCAAGCAAAAATGGTAAACAGAGATATTGTTTCTGGTAAGATTAAGGCTCTATTAGGTATGGAAATGAAAAGACCATTTCCTTGGAAAGCTTTAGCTACAAACTCTGAAGCAACAACTCGTAAAGAGCAAAAGAAGTTGGAGATGCTTAAAGAATATGTTCAATCTGCAATAATGACTCCCATAAAACAGCAGATTGAAATGAAGTACCAAGAGCAAGCTCAAGGTAAACCTTTATCTCCAGACCAACAAGAAAAAATTCAAAAACAAATTGCTGAGGAAACAAAAGCAATGACACCTCCAGAAGTTTTAAGGTACATGGAAAGGGAACACCAAGACCCTGCTGAAGTACTATCAAATCAACTGCTTAATTACCTTATCCAAAAAACAGATGCCAAAAGAAAATTCAATACTGGATTTAAACACATGCATCTATCTGCTAAGGAGATTTTTTACGTTGGGGTACTAAATGGAGAACCTGAAATGTGGAATGTAAATTCTATGAGGTTTAATACTAAAAGTACTGCAGATAATGAACTTATTGAAGATGGTGAGTCAGCTAGTTGTGAGTATAGAATGACTCCTTCAGATGTAGTGAAATATTTTGGTGATGAATTATCAGATAAAGAAATTGATGAGGTGTATGAAAGACATCATTCTTATGGTGACAACAGAATACGAGATGGATTATTCACACAATCCTCAGACTATAAGCATTTAGATGCAGATGATGGTACTGTAAGAGTATTACACTGCGTTTGGAAATCTTTGCGAAAAATTGGCTTTTTAACTTACCTTGATGAGGATGGTGATGAGCAACAAACTATTGTCTTTGAAGGATATAAAAGGGATGTAGAAAATGGTGACATAAGAATTGAATGGGAATGGATTCCAGAAGTTTATGAAACATGGAAAATCGGATATGATAAATATGCGAAAATGCAACCTATACCAGGACAGTTTAAAGACCTTGATAACTTATATCATTGTAAGTTACCTTATTATGGAGCATATTGTGATAACATGAATGCCTCTCCTAAATCTATTATGGATAGGTTAAAAGTGTACCAATATTATTATAACATTGTTATGTATCGTATTGAGCTTTTAATTGCTTCAGACAAAGGTAAGAAGGTAATGATGAATATAAAAAACATACCAGACTCTGCAGGGATGGATATGAAGAAGTGGCAATACTTCTTTGAGAGTTCTCCTTTCATGTGGTATGATGATTCTGAGGAAGGAAATTCTATTGGAGACCAAACATTAGGTAAAACAATAGATCTATCTTTAGCTTCTGATATTGGAAGATATGTAGACCTTGCTAATTACTTAAAACAACAAGCAGGGCAATCTGTTGGTATTACAGAACAAGTAGAGGGACAAATTGACTCTAATGATGCTGTAAGTAATACAAGACAAAATTTAGTACAGACTTCAAACATACTTGAACCATTCTTTGATTTACATAATGTTGTAAAACGAAATGTTCTACAAGCATTACTAGAAACTGCCAAAGTAGCTTATTCAGAATCAGCTCCAGAGAAATTATCTTACTTCCTTGATGATATGTCCTTGCAAATGTTTGATATGGACATGGAATTATTAGATAATTCTACATTAGGAATATTTATGTCTAATACTACTGAGACCGGTAAGATTATGGAGAATATTGAGCAACTTACTCATGCTGCTATGCAGAATGGTAAAGCTGAATTATCTGATGTATTATCAGTTCTTAGACAAGATGGAATTGTGGAAGCTGAGGAAGTTCTTAAAGCTGCTGAAACTAAACGTAGACAACAAGAACAAGCTGAGGCTCAACAAAGAATACAAGCTGAAAAAGAAGCTGCTGAAAAAGCTAGACAACATCAAGAAAAACAATGGCAGCATGATAAAGACCTTATCATACTTAAAGAAGAGGAAAGAAGAAAAACTGAAATTCAGAAATCAGCAATTGTTGCTGCAGGATTTAATCCTGACACAGATGCAGATAATGATGGTATTAATGACTTCCTTGAGATTGCCAGAGATGGATTACATGCCGATATTAAGCGTGAAGAAATCGCACTTAATAGAGAAAAACTAAATCATGATAAAATCATAGATACAAAAAAACTTGAATTAGAAGAGAAAAAAATAAATAAAGAATCTAACAAAGCTAAAAAACAATAAAAGATAAAAAAGAGCTATTACAGATAACATTTATTTTTTTCATTTTTAATTGAAATATTTTAAATAAATTAATTAACTTTGAACCATGAGTAAAGAATCAGAAGAATTCGGTTGGGAAAAAACCACAGAAGATTTTAAATTTTTCTCAGATGAGGAATTAGGAATCAAAAAAGATGACAATACAGGAGATGATGATCCAAAAAAGGATGATGATGACTTAGAGATTGTTAAAGAAGGGGATGATGTAGTAACACCTGAAGAACAAGCTGTAATAGATAGCTTATTTAATGAAGGAGATGATACACCACCTGCAAAAGGAGATGATAATGATGATGAGCCAGAGGGTAAAAATACCCCAGCATCTAAAGAAGGCAAGAAAAAAGAGAAGTCGACTCAAGAGATGATTTCTGATATTAGACTTGTCAATTCTTTAAAAGAGAGAGGCTTATTAGATTTTGAATTAGAGGATGGAGCTGAGATGACTGCAGAGTTAGCTGAGGAAATTCTTGAAGATGATTACGATAATAGAATTGCCAATCAAGTAGAAGACCTGTTTAAGGATTTACCTGATGAAGTTAAGAACATGAATAAGTTCATTATGCAAGGTGGTACAATGGCTGAATACATTCAGACCTTACAAAGTCAAAAGCCAGTAGGTGTGACAAGAGGTATGGATTTAACAGTTGAAGCTAACCAAGAAGCTATTGTAAGTAATCAGTTAAG